TATGAGCGTGGTGGCCTGTGGCGTCTGCTTGCCCCTATTACGTTTGTAGCGGTGCTGCTAGACATTGCAGCCAACTACACCGAACTAGCCTTGCTGACATGGGACTGGCCTCGCAAGGGTGAGCATCTGTTCAGCCAGCGGCTTAAACGACTTATACATAACACAGACTGGCGCGGCACTTTGGCTCGTAGCATAGCAATTCCGTTGGATTTCTTTGACCCTAACGGAAAGCATATCTAATGACACCTGAAGAAATGGAACAACTTGTTCTTGACATCTCCTTCGCCATCAATAAGTCAACAATCGCATTGTCTCAAGATGAGCAACGGTGGGTGAAAATGGCAATCCAGAAGGAAGCTCAGAGTATTGAACTTCGTAAGGCGGTCATTGAGAAAACACTTAGTGGATTGGCTTGGTCTGCTGTGGTTGGGCTTGGTTACATGCTATTAGGTTGGGCCACCAGCCACGGATACAAACCATGATTATCGAATCAATCATTGGTGCCTTGGTGCCTGTGGGTGTCGAGGGCATCAAACAACTGATGACCAACTTCTTCGGTGGCGTCAAGGCCACCAGTATCGAAGACCAGATCAAATTAGATGCTAATGAGATTGAGAAGATCAAGGCACTGGCAGAACTCGACAAGCCCATAGGACAGCCCTCGCAGTGGGTGGTAGACCTTCGGGCTTCCGCTAGATACATCGGTGCTTTGGCGGTCATTACAGTGGGCATCAGCACCCTGTATGCTCCCGTCGATGTGCGTATCCAAGGTATCGCCCTAGAAGCGGCCAACATTGCCTTTGGTTTCTTGTTCGGTAGCCGCATCGTTGCCAGCTTCAAGAAATGAAATCCAATTTTGCCGAGGCACTTCAGAAGGTGCTGGCTCACGAGGGTGGCTTCTCCGATCACCCACTCGACCCAGGCGGCATGACAAATTTAGGCGTCACTAGGCGCGTCTGGGAAGAATGGACAGGGCATCCGGTCACCGTCCGTCAAATGACCGAGTTAACACCCGTTAAAGTGGCTCCAATGTACCGGCGTAAATACTGGGACAAGGTGCGTGGTGACGAGTTGCCAGCAGGCGTTGATCTATTAGTGTTCGATGCTGCTGTAAACAGTGGCCCGGGTCGTGCAGCCAAATGGCTCCAGGCTTGTGTGGGTGTAGATGTTGACGGCGACATTGGTCCAAAGACTCTTGCCGCCGTCAATGCGTTTGACGCTACTCAGTTGATTGACGACTATGGGCGCCGTCGATTGTCGTTTCTGCTTGACCTTCCGACCTGGAAGACGTTTGGTAAGGGCTGGACTGCTCGGATTGCCGCTGTAAAAACAGAGGCACAGGCTTTCGTTTAGATTTCAAGTTTCGCACAGCAGCGGGAATCACGATGTCTTCAGAAATTGTCTCCCGGCTGGTGTACTTCCACTTGCATACTTGGCACTGCTTCGTGCGTACTGTTTCGCAGGGCATCTTGAAGGTTTCAGTTGTTCTCATGTTCTCAGCGTTGCAGTTGGGGCAGTTCATTTGGCGCCCCTTGCTCGGATGGATTCTATGCACGTTGCAACCGCATGACGTTCTTTGAAACTTGACAGCGGCTGCCCTGTGGAATACTGAGGCGATAAAAATACTTTAAGTAGTTTCTTACACTCTTTTGCACAAGCCTCACGCTCATCTGCACGGATGAGGTCTGCAAACTCTTGCAATGTGTCAACGTAGATGCCTTGGATGCTGCTAGTTATTAACCGGCACTTTATTGCGAGTTCTTTATCTTGTTCGTTCATACAAACCTCATATGTGTAATGAGCCAATAAATTCCGTATCCAAATGCACACAAAGCTGCCAATGCGCCAATCACGGCAAAGAAAAATAGGGTTTCAAAGACTCCACCGGGAATGTTTAAATAACCTTTTTGATATTGTTTCATTTCAATCTCTCCTCTTAGGTAATGGTGCCCAGTGACTCCAAAATGGGGCGCCTTGGTAGTTACCGTATGCAGCCACGCCGCCATTTCCGAGTAGCTGTAGCTTCACGCCTCGTGGCGTGTTGGCGTCGATGGGTATCCAATAGTAGTCGGTTGCCACCGCTGCTGTGCCTGTGCTGTTGATGGTGTGTGTCATGTGTTCTTCTTGAGTGTTGCGGGTGGTATAGATGTCACTGTGATAAAGATTTTGCGTGACGATTTTTCCATCTTCAAACCAAGTTTTTGTGCCAATCACAGGCTCCTGCGCTGGCTGTGCTGCGGGTGGGGTGGTGTAATAGGCCACCGCCTCAAGCCCCATATCGCGGGCCTCTTCGGGATAAATGTCAGGCTCCTGCGAGGGCTGCTCCAACATATCGCAGTATTCTTCAAGCGCACGGGCGTATGCCACGTGGCTGGTGTAGTCAGATTCGTTTGGTCGTTTCATAACAATGCATCCTCGTAATTTTCAGGGTTGAACTTCGGCACAGGGCCGTTGGCCGGGGCTACCGGCAGTTGGGTGGGGAAGGGCCAATTAATATCCATTGTCATCTTTCATGATGTAGACCAAGATGCTCGCAACAACGACGATGACCACTACGACAGCCAGCAACGAGATGAGTAAGGTAGTCATGTCGAGTACCCCCTGCTTGGCAGCTTCATGGCATCCTCAGAGCCGGGGCGCATAGCACCGCGCACTTCACCGTCACCCACTCGGTAAGTGTCACGGCTCCACAGGTCTAAAGTTGGCGGTGTTGCCTCGTTCCTTCGCTTGATGCGGGGTGTATACCCTTCGGTGCCGTGTGTGCGCTTGCTGGCCTTATTTGACAGCACTGGCAGGGCGTGTGTCTCGGATTTGGCATTGATTCTCATGTCGCGCTCCGTTTGGCAATAGGTGCGGCCAGCAGCCACTTGTCGCCTAAAAAACGAATGGACCGTACCCAGGCACGTTGATTGTGGCGGTTGGTCTTGGCATCAGCACAATTAAAGTGCTGGCGTACTCTGGTTAACATATTTGTCTTCATTACAGTCCTTGGTTGGTTACGGTGTTACACAGTGTATCACAGCTTTCTGGACTGTCTATATTCTTTTATTGCGTTTCTCAAACCAGCTTGCGTCTGGGCTTTGTCATCCAGGGCAATTGCTTGGGCTTGATCAAGCGTGTCCTGCATCATGATGCGGTGGCAGATGACTGGTGCGCCCTGTCCCTGCCTACGTACTCGCGCATTCATCTGGTCATAAAGATCAAGGCTCCAGTTGAGTCCGTACCACACAACGATGTGGCCGTTCCTCTGGAGTCCGTCAATGCCGTGGCCCATGCTGGCGGGGTGCCCAATCATCAGGTCACAGTCGCCAGTCTTCCAACGGTGCATGGCGTTTACCAGTGCCGCCTCGGTCTTACACTCGGTCAGATTGATAGGGCGCAGGTGCTTGAACTTGGTCATGATGCGTTCGGCGTCTGACCGATAAGCATACGAGCATAGGATGGGGCTACCGTTGGCTTCGTCAATAATGTCCTCAAGAGCCTCTAGCTTCAGGTCATGCACTGCTTCCCACAATGGCATCCCGGCCACCGGGTACATGGCACCATTGGAGAACTGGAGGCACTTGTTGGTCAGCGATGCCTGGTTGAACATCTCCACCTCGGCACCACTGTCGAGCCTCAAGAAGAACTCTTTCTCCATCTTGTCATAGCGAACCCGTAGGTCAGGTGGCATCTCGATCTCGATGTTGTTGACCATCAGGTCGGGCAGCGGGTTGTAGTCCTCGGCGCTCATTTCAAGCGTGATGTCACCAATCAGCTTCTTGATGGTGTCCTCGGTGTCCTCGTAGGGCACTTCTTTGTAGGGACCAGCCTTGCGATAAAACTGTGTCCTGAAGGCCGTCTTGGACACACCCAAGCGCTGACCCTTATCGACCACTAGGAATTGGCCGTGCAGGTCCTTGTAGCCGTTGCTGGCCGGGGTGCCGGTGAGTCCGGTAGACCAGACAAAGTGATTCAGTATCTTCTTGGTGGCCTTAACCCGATCAGTTGCCGAGTTCTTCATCTTGCTGATCTCGTCCCACACGATGCCGGTGAACGGCAAGGGACGGTTCTTTTTGATAAAATACGTTTGGATCGTTTCCGATAACCATTTCAGATTCTCGTAATTTACCAAATAAACATCAGCAGGACGCAGCAGGGCACGGGTGCGCTGATCCCTAGTGCCGGTGATCATGCTGAACGTCAAGTGCTTGGTGTGTTCCCATTTGGCAGCCTCCTGACGCCACACCAGACGAATGACTCGGATGGGTGCCACGATGATGACTCCCTTGAGGAACTGGGTGCGGATTAGGTGGGCCAAGGTGGTCAGCGTGATCACGGTCTTACCCAGCCCCATGTCCAACCAGAGCATAGAGTTGGGGTGGGTGCATTGGAAGTTGACCGCCTTTTTCTGGTAGTCATGCAATAGATTGGCAGTTAGCATGAACCCACCATTAGATCAACCATCAGTTTGCCCTGGTCCACGTTGTCAATCACAAACACGTTTACCTTTTGTTGTCTAAGTCGGGTGTGTTCTCTTTCTTGAGCATCAGTGGGCTTGGCACCTTCTCGCTTGAACTCGCAAAACCACACACTGCCATCTGGTGCAATGAACAAACGATCAGGCACCGCAGCTCTAGATGGACTGGTAAATTTGTAAGCAAGCACACCTTTTGATTTGGCATAGTCGCAGACTTTAGCCTCAATTTGTTTCTCTAGCATCTTGTGTCTCCAGTTCAATCAGTTTGTCAAGGTAGTGACGAGCCTTGCGTAAATCTTCAACACCACCTTTCTCACGCCATCGACTGACGTACTTCACTATATTTCCTTCAAAGTAACCAAGATTATTGGCTGCAATGTAGTCCCACGGTTGCATTGACTTATCCTTGTAGTGCGTACCACCGTGCTGAATGTTGTTTACGCTAGAGCTAGGCATAATTTTTCAATCTCCTGAATGTAGTAATCAAAATCAACAGGCATGGTGGCATCAGCAATGTCATTGCATATCTGCACATTCCACCCCGACTCCACACCAATCTGACGCCACACATCAGGCTTCTTAGCCAACGGTGGCATCCACTTCATCAGAGGCTTGCCGTCCTTGGCAATGTAATACCTGCTGGTGTTCTGCACCTTTGTTTCACCCCATGCCAGATAACTGGACCGTGGCACCTTGGTGCGTAGCATAAAGTCCATGATGTCGGGCCAGTTCTCCACAGTCTCACGGATCGGTGCGCCATCAATCAGCACCTTCTCGGCCACCTTGGCAATCACAAGACCACCAGCGTTCTGGTGCCATTCCATGTCGTACTCATAAGCACCCTTGCGCTTCACAGAACCATTGACATACTGGGCAATGTACGAGTTGACATCCCGGATAAACATACGGGAGTAAATGGCCTCCTCAAGCTGGAGCTTGGTGCGCGACTCCCATGCTGCCCGAACCATGTCCACCATCCACTTGTTATCACGGGGCACCTGGACAGTCATGCCATCGGTGTTCACTTGGATCAGATTCAGGCCATCAATGTGCATCAGCCCTTCGGCCAGCAGGCACAGCAGCAGTTGACCATTGAGCGTGATGCTCATAGTGAACAGCGGGTCGTAGAACACGCTGAACGGATTATTGCTGTCACCATACACACCATTAAGCGCCAGCTTCAGCATGGCGTTCTCAGCGGTCTTCTTGCCGTATGTCTTGCGCTGCTCGTACAGGTGCTGGTAGATGTCGCAGAACTGTTCACCTAAGTGAGCCGGGTAAAACTTATTAACGATGGCGAGATTCGGGTAATAAGAACTAACGTCCAGATCAACAATAACAAATTTGTCATCGGACTCCACGATGGATGATTCAACAGAACCATGAATGCCACCAAGTCCGAACACAAAAGTAAAACCTTTAATATTACAGGTAACATCTTCAAACACTCCCTTGGTTTCCGTGATGACCTGACCCTTGAGCCAAGTGAGAATCCTGGTGAACTCAGGCTGCTGGAACTCGATCCAGGGCAGGATGGCATCCTTCAATGCAATGCTAGAACGCTTGGTCTGTTTGGGTACTCGACCCTTTGGGCCAAACTCATAGCAAGGCACACCGGCTTCTTCTAACTTCATTGTGAAGTAGTCTTTGCCAATCTTGGTGTCGTTGTGGTTCATGAAGTCACGCTGATACTTTTTGGTCAGGTCTTCACGGAACGCAATCATGTCCAGCGTCTTGAAGTAGAACGCCTTGGTCTGATCCACATCGTGTGCGTTGTACTGCTTCAGCACAAACACTTGGTCCTGGGTTAACTCGGTGCCCACCGGGAACGGCAGGTCTTCAATGCTGGCGCTTCGCATATTAAACTCAAGCACCTTCAGGCTAGTGGACCGTGCCTTGTTGTCAAAATGATGAATCTTGTACAGATCAATCTGCTCGACATAGCGGTCAGACGGCTTGACTGAGTGCATCCAACGGTCACCCTCATCCTGGCCGTGGATGATCGCCATAGCCTTGTCGTACAGGGTACGGGCATCACTGTTGCCCATGCGGATCAGCGTATGCAGGACGGGGTAGTCGAACCCCAGGTTATTGAACCCGACCATCCGGGCATTCGTATCCTTGAGATACTGGAGAAACGAGATGATTTCCTTACTGTCATTGCGCCAGGGGCTGATTTCGAACATCAGTTTGATTGGCGCGTGAGCATGTTCAAACGCTGCTGTAAATACATTTGGAAAAGTTTCCAGATCAAACACCCAGTCGTTATACATATTTTTTCTCCGACCAACAATTTGGCTTCGGAGGATATATGTAGCCGCCATCGGTGCGCCCTTCACACCATGCCTTAACTCTGCTGGCTGTCACGCCAACGGCGGAAGCGGCTTCGCTCAAACTGGCGTAACGTGCGCCGTCAATGACCCACCATTTACTGAGTCGCGTGTTTTGCATTTGTGGTTTTTTCTCAACCCAGTGGCAGTTATCTTTCAAGTAGCCCTTGGTGTTGTCGCGCCGGTCAAGTTGGTGCTTTGCGCTTGGTCGCAGCCCCATGTCTGCAACAAATCGAGTAGGGTCATCCCACTCATCGCAGATGGTAAGGTGTTCATAATACGTAGCGTTGTATTCGCTAGGGTTGTTGCAACGCTGTCGCATGTTGATCCATGCTGCGTATTCAGGGGTGTATCTAAACCCGTGTTTAAAGCCTCTTGTCATTACATTTACTCCTTACAAGGTGGGGGTACTCGCTGCGTCTGCGCCGTTGTCCGAACTCACCGTACCGAGTTCCGCGATCGTTCACAGCATCCGCTTTCCCCCCGATTACATTACGTCAAGAACGAGGGCAGGCCAGCAAACGGTGCAGCAGGCATACCAAAGGCAGCAGGCATTGCCTGGGCAGGAGATGCACCCACAGAACCAAACATACTGGACGCATCAGCAGCACCTTCACCAAACGCAGTGTCATCAGCAGCAAACTGAACGGCCACCAGATCACACCGAATGCCGTTACCGTGCTTGTTCACTTGCAGCCAAGGCTTCACAGCAGCGTTGACGCGGCAGCCACCGTACATCTTGCGGGCAAGCTGTTGGAACGCCATCGTGTTGCTGGGGTCAATGGCTTGACCGTCAGCCTGGATCATCTGAGGAGCCTGATCACGACCAGCAGTGATATAGACGTTGCCGTCATATCCATCGTAGGGTTTAAAGGTCTTCTTGTTGACCTTCTCAGAGCCCAGACCAAAGCAGCGCAGTTTGCGATCCACTTGGATCATGCCCATCACGGTATTGGTGTGCTCGGCCCACTTGGCAAGAGCCAGTTCACCGTAGCGTTTCATGAACTGAGCAAAGCCAGGATGGTCCTGGGGCATCAGGAACTCAGCGTTATAGCTGATACGAGTTTGACCAGTCTGCTCGTTCACCTGCTTCTGAGGTTCTGCAAGGTGGGGAAACGACAAACGGACATTCGACAAAAAGATAATATCTGACATTTTTTACTTTCGTTGATTTACTGTAACCATGCTGGCAGTGCTTCCACTACCGGCGCTTCCACTGCACTAAATAAAGGTGCAGCGTTCATGATGACCGCAGCGCGTTCATCAGACTCATGAGCAACTGTAAGGGCACCGGCCAGCTTTGTGACGTACTCGGTGTTCATCGTCTTGAGTTGACGATCTGACAGTTGCATTTTGACTTTCTCACCAGCCTTGGTCTTCTCCCAAGTCAGCTTCTCAGCTTTGGCAGGAGACACCAGTTTGGTTTCGTAGACCGCACCCTTGGGCACACCCATCTTGATCAGTCGGGCAGCAGTCTCCTCATCGTTCAAGGACCAGGTGCGAGAGCCGCGACCATTGACCAGCTTGAGGCCAGCAATAGTTTGACCGGCTTTCAGGCGGCGCAGGGCTTCCTTCTCCACACCTTCGAGAAGTTGACGCATTAGGGGGGCTGCTTCCATGATCTGAGCGATCTGGGTATCGTCCATTGTGGACGGTTCTTTGTCGGCGCTTTGCTGCGCGATGTCGAGTGGTTTACTAGCAATTGGTTGAAACATGATTCCGACCTCTCTCATTACGTTACCTGCCAGTGCGGAGCATGACCCCTTAGCACGGCAGAATTTACATTGACTATCACCCGGCACAAGCGGTGCATCTGGTTGATCAGTGGCAGCAGCTTGTTTAATGATTGTACCCATGTTCGCCATCAAGTCAGCAACAGATACATCATGCGAACTAATTGCATTCATGCCACGCAGCGCCAGCTTGGGCTGGATGATGGTCATGCGTACCGTGTTAAAGGGATAGGCACCGTTAACGGGCAGCTTGTAGCCAGCCAGGACGCCATAAGCGTACTGCTCAAGCTGCAAGTTGCCTTTGGCGCTAACGATACCCATGCCATCTTTATAGTCGATCAGTTCAAGTATGTCACCATTCATGATCTGAACGTCCACTGTACCTGATAGGTCATCACGACCCAGCAGGAACGCAGGATCGACACGTTGCTCGGCTACGACCTTCAGCAAGCCATTCATCGACTGCTCAGTGATGTACTTGATGGCAACCTTGACCCGTGCAGCACGGTCAGCGTCAATGGTGAACTCACCTTCATGGTCAACCATCTTGACACCTGCCATGCCAATAGGGTCAGCCAAGCTGGCCTCAATACACTTCTCCAACAGCGTGTGCGAGTGTGTGCCATCAATAGCAGCAGGTCCAGAACCCTCATCAGGATACTTGGCCTCCTCCCGAATCGAACCGGGGCACAATGCCCAACGGTTACGTTTCGAAGGTGACAATTGGGCGTGGGCGCTCATTTCAGTGCTTCAATGCCAGAAAACAATGCAGCATAATGCTCGGCTTTCACATCATTGATGTTCTGGTAGCCAAGGCCAGTCAGAACACCCTGGATGCCAGCGCCCTTAGCTGGTCCCAGGTTCTTGTACGATGTCATTACAAACTCAATCAGTCCCTTGGGATCGCTGAATGGGGCACCAGTTGGCACAGATGCAGCCACTGGGGCAGCGAATGTGGGAGGGGCTGGCATGGCTGGCGCAGCAGCCACGATAGGCGCAGCTACTGGAGCAGGTGCTGCAACCATAGGGGCAACCATAGGAGCAATCGGCGCATGGGTG